TTGCGGAAGATGATCAAGAACTGGTATAATCGTCAATGACATCGCTAACAGAACAGCGGCTAGCCAAACTCCACGAACTACAAGCCATACAAAGGCGCTACGAACTAGCCCTCCGTCAAGCCGAAGCCAAACACCATGCACTCTGGCGAGCAGACCCGACACAATGGATCCAAACCCGCCTAGACGAGCACGTTTGGTCCAAGCAAGACGAAATCATGATTGCATTAAGAGATCACGATCTAGTTGCCGTTCGATCATGTCACGGCGTCGGCAAGTCCCATATTGCGTCACGCGCTGTAGCGTGGTGGATTGATACGCATACTGTCGGTGAGGCTTTCGTGGTTACCACAGCCCCCACCGCAACACAGGTTCGTATCGTTTTGTGGCGATACATTAACCAGGTGCATCGCAAAGCTGGTCTAGCCGGTAAATGCAATCAGGTCGAGTGGAACATCGACAACGAGCCTGTAGCTATCGGACGCAAACCAGCCGATCATGATGAAGGTGCTTTTCAAGGCATTCACGCCGATGAAGTGCTTATCGTGCTGGATGAGGCTTGCGGTATTCCTGAGCAGCTGTGGACCGCCGCACTAACGCTAGCCACCAACAAGGGCTGCAAGATCCTAGCTATCGGTAACCCCGACGATCCCGCCAGTCACTTCGCTAAGGTGTGTTCACCCACCAATGAGCAGTGGCACACGATCGGAATCTCAGCGTTCGACTCCCCCAACTTCACTGGCGAGACTGTTCCCGAAGAGGTCTCTAAGCGTCTCATCTCAACCGAATGGGTAGAGGCTAGGCGCATAGAATGGGGCGAAGATAACCCGCTCTACAAGGCGAAGATCCTTGGGGAGTTCAGTGTCGACGACCAATGGTCTGTGGTGCGTCAGTCAGACGTCTACCAGTGCGGGTTGGGTCAAGACACATCGTGGACGCCGGAACAACTATCACCTGTCGAGTTGGGTGTGGATGTCGGCGGTGGCGGTGACGAGACGGTCATTCGTGAACGTCGCGGACCCTTGGCTGGTAGGGAATGGCGGGAGCACACCGATAAGCCTGCTGTGATTGCACCACTCATTTTGAATGCCATTCGAGAGACCGGTGCAGTGCGGGTCAAGGTTGACTCTATTGGCGTCGGGTTCGGTGTGTGCGGTGAGTTGGAGAACATGCGCTCACAGGGCTTGCACAATGCAGACATCATTATGGTGAATGTGGCGGAGAAGTCACGCTACCCGGAGAAGTATGCGAATGTGCGGGCAGAGATGTGGTGGGAGATCGGTCGTCTCCTGTCCGAGTCTCGGGAGTGGGATCTCACTAAGCATAGGTCGGCTTCCCGATACCCGAACATGGATAACGCTGAGTCCACTATTGCGCAGTTGCTTGACCCGAAGTGGGAGTTGAACTCCAGGGGTCAGATTCTGATTGAGAAGAAGGACGATATTCGTAAGCGTTTGGGTCGGTCGCCTGATAATGCGGATGCTTTGTTGATGGCGTTCTATACACCCCCTAATGTGGGTAACATGATTGATTGGTTTAGGAGTCCTGATTCTGGTCCAGGCGCTAAGTGGGCTGGTTTGTCGTTTGGGAAGGCAGCGTAATGGTGTGGCTTGACGATCCGGAAGAGCATGACTATCCCGCTGCTCAGGATTACCTTGAACTGCATTTCGACCCTGCCACCGCAAGGAAGCTAGCATCTAATCTGAAGAAGGCTAAGACGCAGACGAAGAAGGCTAAGGATATTCTTAGAGCTTCTGGTCTTGCTTTGCTGCCACCGTCTAATGGGCATGTTGCCCACAATGTGGATAAGGTGAAGGCTGGCAAGGCTCTGTCGCCTATTCTGTTGGTGAGGGATTATCCTCGGTTGATTGTTGCCGATGGGTATCACCGTTTGTGTGCAGTGTATTACTTGTCGGAGGATCTTACTGTGCCGTGTCGTATCGCAAACCTTTCGGAGTGAATAGGGTGTTTCGAAGACTAGGCATTGGTGTTCTGTTCGCTTCACTGTTGCTGGTTGCCGGTTGTCAGGTGCAGTGGGTTGCTGATAACGGTGTGTCGGGTGGGGTGTCTTGTCCTCCTATTCCTACCGCTCCTACGTCAACGGTTACGTTCACTTGTACGGGCTCTGTAGTCCCTTCTCCGTCTAGCACAGTCACGACTAGTACAACCACACCTGTTATCACTACCACGACTACACAGACGACTACAACCACCAATACACCACCTTCGGGCAACTATCCCACTGTAGGTACGACTGGTGTTCCCGCTGGCACTTCCCTCACCGAGCATGCCGGGGATCTGGTTATCACCACCTCTGAAACCTACGACAAGCTTCACGTCACCGGCTCATTGACTGTGAAGGCCCCGAATGTTCATGTCACCAATTCGTGGATTGAAGGGTCTAGCGGCACCGAAGAGGCTGTGGTCAATAATTCAACCGGTCTTGCCCTATCGAATGTGACGGTTGGTAAAGCCACTGGTTGTAATCCTCAACCCGGTATTGGTGAAGCTAACTACACTGCCGACCATGTCCGTATTCAAGGTATGGGTGATGGATTCAGGGCTAGCGGTAGCAACATCACTGTTACTAACTCGTTTGTGCAGACCTGTGATGACCCGAACAACCATGACGACGCTTTCCAGGCTTATTGCCCTGGTTTCACTTGCTCGAACATTACATTCCGCCACAACTATCTGAGCGTGTACGGTACCCGCAACTACACGGCACCCCTGTTCGGTGGTTCAGATCCCGGTGGTTCTAACGGCCAGTTAGCTAACTCGGCGTTTGATGACAACCTGTTGAACGGTGGGGTGTTCTCTATCTATCTGTATGGCCCATCGTTGCAGGTGTCTAACAACAAGATCGTTGACGGTCATTGGACGTATGCGCCTATTGATGCCGATAGTTGCAATGGTTTTAGTGGTAATACTCGGGTGATTGTGGATGCGTCTAATCATGTGACTAGTGTTGTCGGCCCAGCTAACTGCGCATAGTTCCCTATCCGTTTCTTGGAGTCATCATTGAGCAGGCGTAACCGCTCTAAGAGGCGGATCAACAAGTCTCTTCCACCCCAGATTACTCAACCCAATGTCAACGGGTCTGTTACTGCTGTCACGCCGTGGATGGCGGGTCTTCTTCCAAACGGCACACAGTACACTCAGGGTCTCGCTAACCCGATGGCTAGGGACGCTTTCCCGTATTCGTTCGGTCCTGGTGTTCCGTTTCAGCCTTCCCCGTTGGATCCTGTTCGTAGGGATTCGGGTAGGGCGGAGCCTAGGCAGTGGGAATACCCGGTTTCGTGGAACATTCCCGGTTCTAATCACAGGAAGGTTCCTTGGCAGGTTCTTCGGGATGCTTCTAATATTCCTATCATCCGTAACTTTATTCGCATCAGGAAGAATGAGGCGTCTTCTCTGCCCTGGGATATCGGTATTGCGGACTCGGCTATTGAAGCTGAGTCTCGTAAGACCCCCGACAAGGCGCATGAGGATATTGAGAAGGATCTCCGTAACAAGCTACTGCCGGACATGGAGCGGGTTACAGAGTTTTGGTGTGAACCAGATAAGCGTAACGGGTTGAAGTTTTCCACATGGGTGTCTAAAGCCATGGAGGAGCGTCTAGTGTTGGACGCTTTGGCTATCTATCCACGCTACGATTACGGCGGCAATCTGTGGTCTCTGGAGATCTTGGATGGGACTACGATCAAGCCGCTGTTGGATCATGATGGAGGTAGGCCTCTTCCGCCGTATCCGGCGTATCAACAGATTCTGTGGGGTTTCCCTCGCGGCGAATATGTGGCCGACCTGGATTCGGATGGCGTTATTCGTTTGGGTGATGCTGATTCTGACACTCACACGCCCGGCAACTATCTGTCGGATCAGTTGATCTATGAGCATAAGGAGCATTTCACTAACACGCCCTACGGTTTGTCACCAGTGGAGCAGTCTTTGGTGGATGCTGATCTGTGGTTGAAGCGTATGGGCTGGCTTCGCGCTGAATACACTGAGGGCACTATGCCCACGGCATGGATGCGTGTAGTTGAGGGCACTCAGGCTGCCGGTTACACTATCACCCAGATTCAGGAGTTGGAACGTAACCTGAATGACTATCTGTCCGGTAACACCGGTAACAGGTTCCGTCAAAGGGTTCTCCCTCCCGGTTTCGAACCAGTGCAGACCACTGAGTTGGCTGAGAAGTACAAGCCTGATTATGATCTGTATCTGTTGAAGCTTCTGTGCGCCAACTTTGATATGACCATTGCGGAGATGGGTTTTACCGAGTCTAAGGGCCTCGGCGATTCCGGCTATCATGAGGGCCAGTCTGATGTACAGGACCGTAAGGGTCTACGCCCTGATTTAGAGTGGCTGGCTTCTGTCATCACAGACATTTCACGCAAGCACCTTAATATGCCTAAGGAGCTTGAGTTTAAGTTTCTGGCTAAGGACTCCGAGGATGAGAAAGCTTCTGACGAGCTGGCTGCTGCTCAGCTTATGCGTGGCGCTATTACCTTGAATGATGACCGTAATCGTATCGGGAAGCCTCCATATAATTTCCCTGAGGCCGATATGCCGATGGTTATCACTGCTCGTGGTGTCGTGTTCTTGGAGGGTGCTTCCGAAACCGATGTTGCTGGTAAGCTGGTTCAGCCCGGTATGGCCCCTCCCGACATTAATCAGGAAGGTCAGAACGCTTTCCCTGCCGGTCCACCTAATCGTGCAGGGTTGGATGATAAGAAGAAGGCCGAGTTGTCGGCCTACCACCGTTGGGCTGCTAAAGGTAAGCGTGGTAGGCCTTTCGAGTTTGAGCATGTCGATAAGACGGATGCTGTGCTCAATGAGGTTGATTTGAACCGAGCCATTTTCAAGGCAGTTGATGTCGACCCAAAAGTGTTAGCCCGAACCGGGCACATGTGGCACGGATGGTTAATGGACGAAGCAGCCGCGAGATTGTGGGCAGGCCGTTTGATCGAGTCTTTGACTACGAAGATTAACGTTGACCATCTGGCTTCCGAGTGGTTGCGTGTTCGCAATTCGAACAAGGCTGATTTCCCTGGTTTTACGGATGCTCAGGCATGGTTGGGTGAGCAGGCTGTTGGTGTTCACGTCCTCGTCGGTGAAGTCCTCAACGGTGTGTATATAGATGGCATGGTTGTGGGCCAACAGTCAGCTGTAGCCGCTGCTGGTTCGGCTTCTACGGTTGACTGGGGTAGTTGGTCTCCCGGTGATACACAGGCAGCCTATGAGGTGTTGGGCGTTCAGGGTGGGGCTGGGTTACAAAGGCTTCTAGATGACGCTGATGTGACTATCAATGGGGTTTCTGGCGGTCGCCTAGATGCCCTAGCTAACAGGCTGGCTGAGGGCTTACAGGAAGGCTGGTCTTCTGACCAGTTGGCTCGGTCTCTGCGGGAGGTTCTAGGTGACATTTCGTGGGCTGAGACGGTTGCTCAAACTGAGATGACTAGGGCTGTGTCCTATTCTACTCTTCTCACCTATCAAGCTCAGGGTGTCACTAAGTCCATTTGGTTGACCGCACAGGATCAAAGGGTTTGCCAGTTCTGCCGGGACAACAATGGCGAGTCTCGTTCTATCGGTCAAGATTTTCCTTCCGGCGATTCACAGCCCCCTGCCCATCCACGTTGCCGCTGCGCTTTGGGCCCCGATATTGATTCGATTACGTTGAATTCTGTTTCGGCCGTAATGTAACCTTACTGGAGTGTCATGTCTGTCACGAATGTTTTCGCTGAGATCCTAAAGGCTCAGCGTGATGAGAACGGTGATTTAATTGTCACCGGTAAGGCTACTGGCCCAGACCTGGATCATGATCAGCAGCGTTGCGATGCTGGTTGGTTGAAGTCTGCTATGCCGGAGTGGTTTAAGATCGGGAATATCCGTGAGCAGCATACTTCGAGCGCCGCTGGTGTTGCCACCGAATTGGAGCAGACCGGCGATTCGTGGATGGTGACCGCCAAGGTTGTGGATCCGATCGCGGCTAAGAAGGTCGAATCTGGGGTTTACAAGGGCTACTCGATCGGTATCAAGAATGCTCAGGTGTTGAAGTCTGCTGATGCTCCTGGCGGGCTGATTACTGGTGGTCGCATTGTTGAGGTGTCTCTCACCGATAGGCCGTGTAATCCTACGTGCACTCTTGAGTTGGCCAAGTCTGCCATGCCGGGAATGAAGGTTAAGGGTTCCGATCTGGACCGTGACCGCATGCTGGTGAAGACAGAGACTGTGGTTGAGACTCCCGAAAATATCGACGTTGAGGTGGAGATCACCCAGGCCGATGTTGACAAGATGGAGTCGCCGGCTGGGGGAACTGCCAACGGTGAAGATGTCGAAAAGCGGGATGTTTCCACCAATGAGCGTAAGGAACTTGCCGACAAGGGGCAGGCTCTTCCGGATGGTTCTTTCCCAATCGCTAATGTTGCCGATCTGAAGAACGCCGTGCAAGCTATTGGTAGGGCTAAGGATCCCGCTAAGGCTAAGGCTCATATCAAGAAGCGTGCTAAGGCTCTGGGTAAGCCCGATCTTGTTCCTGATTCGTGGAAGACCGAGGCGGCTGACACTGATAAGTCTCTGCATGATTCGTCCGAGCTGGCCATGATTCGTCAGGGTCTAGTGAACTGTATTCAGGCCGAACTCGACGAATTGTGCAACGGCGAGTCTGAGATTTGGGATATTAAGGAACTGCTTGAGGCTCTCTGCACCTTCCTTTGCTGGTGGTCGGATGAAGCCTATGAGGGAGAGACTGAGTCTCCTACTATGGAGAAGGTTTCCGACGGGGTCACTCATGTCACGTTGAGTGATGATACGGAAAAGGCTGAGGCTGCTGATGTGACTAAGCAGATTGAGGCCAAGTTTAAGGAACTGACTGAAGACTTCACAAAGAAGCTAGAGGCTTCACAGGGGACCGTTAAGAGTCTCGAAGCAGAGCTGACGAAGATGAAGTCCCTTCCTGTTCCCGGTGGGCCGGTCCTTACTAGGACGTCCATCGACACCGCTCAGGCCAAGGTCAAGGAAGTTAACTTGGCTAAGGCGGAAATGTATGAACAGATTGCCAATTCCTGTGACGATAGGGACCTTGCTAAGGGCTATCGGGATTTGGCTAACGCCGCACGTACTGCGGCTAACTAAGGGAGTTATCTGAAATGGCTTATGTTGCCCCCCAGGCATCGGAGATGTTCTCTGATGCTGTCTCCAAGGCGGAGGTGGCGGAACGGTTCGAGGCTTACAAGGATGCCCTCAACCAGTCTGCGGCTTCGGCTAAGGGAAATTCTTTCCTGCCCGAGAAGGGCATCGTAAAGACCGGTTCGGCAAATGCACTCAGTGAGCGTATGGACATGCTCACCAAGTCTGTCGGTGTTGATGTCACCGATTCGGTTCGTTCCGAACTGGACGCTTTGAAGGTCCTTGTTGGTGACATCAACAAGGAATGGTCGATTACTACCCCACTGTCCACCGGTCTGGTTCCTTATGACCTTGAGGCTCCGGCTAAGTTGCTGGTTCCTCGCCTCACTCCTCTCCGTAACTCGCTGACTCGCACCAAGGGTCAGGGTACGGCCCGTAAGTTCAAGCGCATTCTGGGCTGGTCCAACTCGGGGGTGGGTGGCGTTGCTGATAAGTCGCCGTTCATTAACTCGACCAGCATTTCTACTGCGTTCGGTCCTGTCAACCTGCGTCGTGGTTCGATGATCAGCTACGCGGCCGACGAAAAGTCGGTCAGCTACGTCGAAATGGGTATGTCGGATATCGTCGACTGGCAGGCTCAGTTTGCCGGTCAGGGTTTCCAGGATATTCGCCAGTTGTCCCAGACGGCTCTCCTGTGGTCCCACTTCGGCGGTGAAGAGCGCGCCATGCTGTTCGGGCGTGGCTCGGCCGGTAACGGCTACAAGGGTGCTGTTTCGGCTCCGGTCATCACTTCGTCTACGGCTACCACTGGTGGAACTATCGCGGCCGGTACTTATCTGGCCACTATCACTGCCCGTACCGGTTTCGGTGAGTCGGTTATTTCTAACGAGCAGTCGCAGGTCACGACCGGTGCCACATCCACCATTACCTACACGGTGTCCACTGAGCCTATCGGGGCTCTGGGTTACAACCTGTACATGACCCTGGTTGGTGGTGCTTCGGGTACCGAGAAGTTCCAGGTTTCGTTTGTGGGCAACTCGGTTACCGTTACCGCTCCACCGGCCTCGACGGGTGCGGCTCAGCCTGGTTCTGACACTTCGGCCGACGCTAACGCCTACGATGGGTTCCTGACTGTTCTGTCGGATCCTACTCAGTCTGGGTATGTTAAGCGTGTCAACGCTGCCCTGTCTACTGCTAACCCGGGTGACGAGTTTCAGCAGGCGCTCCTGTCTCTGTACCAGAGCGTCAAGGCCGATCCGGAAGAGATCTGGGTTGACTCGGGTGTCATGAAGGAAGCCGGCGACCTGTTTAAGACTGCTAGCTCCTCGAACTACCGTATTGACCTGGACGGCGGCAATATCGCTGGTGGGTACAAGTTGGGCGCGGCAGTTACTGGCCTGGTTAACCAGGTGACTAGCCGCATGGTGGATCTGAAGGTTCACCCCTACATGCCTGCTGGCGCTGCTATTGTTCGTTCTCGCACTCTGCCCGTTCCGGATTCGCAGGTGTCTGAGACTTCCCAGGTGGTTAACGTTCAGGATTACATGAGCGTCGATTGGCCTGTCATTCAGTACACCTACGACCAGTCCACCTACCAGTATGGCACTCTTGTTCACTACGCTCCGGCGTGGTCGGGTTCTATTCTGGGCCTCAAGTAATCAGGCTGAAGATGGGGTGGGTTAGCCCGGTAGCTCGCCCCGTCTTCTCTATCTTGGAGTTTATCCATGGCTTGTTTCGATTCTGGTCAACAGCATTTGACTAGCAATACGCAAGTGGTTCCGCTGTTTACCGTTCCTTCTGCCGGGCTGAAGAATGTTCTCCTGGTGTCTAAGACTACGAGCGGTAGCGTGTTTGTTGGGGGTAGCCCTAATTTGACCCCGTCCACTGGTTGTCTGATTCCTAATGGCCTGCCCGTTTCTTTGAATGCAATCGCCTCGCAGGGAACCACTTTGTATGCCATTACTGACGGTACTGACTGCATGGTGTATTGGATGGTAGGTGCCTAATGGCTGCTCTTGCTGCTGGACAGTCCACCGTTAACACTACTCCCGCGCTTCTGTTTACTATTCCTACCGCACAGCAGGGGTTCGTTTCGTTTACCACGCCTACTGCCGGTGGTGTGTTTATCAGTAACAGTCAGACCGTTTCAACGACTACCGGTTACCTGATTCCACAGAATATCCCCACCTCGATTGATTTGAAGGCAAACGCAGGTACTCAATGTTATGCGGTTGCTGCTGGCGCTGCAACCATCAGTTGGATTTTCGGAGCGTAACGTGTCAGACACTATCCGGGTTTGTGCACCTGACGGGGCTGTTCGAGCTGTGGTTGCCAACGGCAGGGAATATACGTCTAGGGATGGCGTGTATGAGCTTCCGTATTCAGCTGCGCAGAAGCTTTTGGCCGAGGGCGGATTTCAGGCTAACGCTCTCCGAGGTAAGGCCACTGGTGGGTTTGATTGTGAATGCGGGTTTGGTTCCTGGTTCAGTACTTGCTCCCGTTGCGGTAGGGAGTTGACGAAGTGAGCCAGGTGACATATCAAACTGCCGATGGCCAAACTATTTCGCTTGGTGTCGATTACGAAGTCGACGATCTAGGCAACCTGAATCTT